GTTAACTCATCCTCTGGCAACTTAGGTGCAAATGATATAAAAGTCATCCATGAGTTAGTGCAACTTGATGGAACAATAACTGTATTGTTTGCTGGTAACAACAAGTTATTCAAGTTAGATGGCTCTAACGCTGTTGTAGAGTTGACCTATGGTGGTGGCGGTACTGCTCCAACTATTACTTCAAGCAATTGGCAATGTGCATCTTTGAATGGAATTACCTACTTTTTCCAATCTGGTTTTGACCCATTGATCTATGACCCTGCGGTAAGCACAACTACGTTTAGGCGTGTGTCTGAGAAGACGGGCTATACAGGCACAGTTCCTTTGGGAAACATTGTTATTTCTGCCTTTGGTCGCTTGTGGGTGGCTGATACTACGACAGACAACGTAACGATTAGTTTCTCTGATTTGTTGGCAGGGCATAACTGGACTGCGGGGACATCTGGAACTCTTGATGTTTCTAGGGTTTGGGCTAATGGCGCAGATCAGATCATGGGTTTGGGCGCACACAATAATTACTTGGTTATCTTTGGTAAGCGTCAGATATTAGTTTACTCAGGTGCAACAACCCCTTCCACAATGTCATTGGCTGACACCATAGGCAACATTGGTTGTTTATCAAGGGATTCAATAGTTTCTACGGGTTCAGATATTATTTTCTTGTCTAACTCAGGTGTGCGTAGTTTGTTGCGTACTATTCAAGAAAAGTCTGCCCCATTGCGTGATTTGTCTAAGAATGTGCGTAATGACCTAATGACCTATGTAGCGGGTGAAACATTGTCAAACATCAAGGCGGTTTACTCAGAAGTCGATGCTTTCTACCTTCTTACCTTGCCTATTGCCAAACAAGTCTATGTATTTGATACAAAGGCTCAGTTACAAGATGGTTCTGCAAGGGTAACAACTTGGGACTCTATTGAACCAACCTCATTGTTGGCAAGACGAAATGGCGATTTGCTGATTGGTAAGAATGGATATATTGGCAAATATGGGACTTATTATGACCATGCTTCTACCTATCGTTTCCAGTATTACACCAACTATGCTGACTTAGGCGATGCAAATATCACATCAATTCTGAAGAAAATTTCTGTTGTAGTAATTGGTGGTACAAACCAAATATTTACAATAAAATGGTCTTATGATTTTTCTGGTCAGTATTATGCTACACAAGCAATTATTCCTATATCAACAGTAGCGGAATATGGAATTGCTGAATATGGTGCAAATGGTATTCCAGTTGCATATTATTCTACGGGCGTACAAATTGGGACTTTGGTTGGGCAAGCATCAGGCTATGGCAAAGTTGTACAAACAGCGTATGAAATTGAGATAAATGGTGCGCCTATAAGTATTCAAAAGATTGAGATTCAGGCTAAAAACGGAAAACTTGGGTAAGGAATAAATATGGCAAATTACACAAAAATTACCAACTTTGCGGCAAAGGATGCACTTGCGTCTGGTAACGCAAATAAGGTTGTTAAGGGAACTGAGATAAATACAGAATTTGACAACATTGCTACGGCAGTTGCTACAAAGGCTGATTTAAATTCTCCAACCTTAGTAACCCCTGCGCTTGGAACACCATCATCAGGTGTGATGACCAATGTTACAGGTCTTCCCCTAACAACTGGTGTAACAGGTACTTTAGGGGCAAACAATGGCGGTACAGGGGTTGCTAATAACTCTGCAAGCACACTTGCCATATCAGGTTCTTTTGGAACTACCTTGACTGTATCTGGTACTACGGCATTGACTTTGCCTACTACGGGTACTTTGTCTACTTTGGCAGGTTCTGAAACCCTGACAAACAAGACTCTGACTGCTCCCACACTTGCATCTGCCAACATAACAACTGCATTGACCTTAACTGGTGCGTCTGGAACAAGCGGTCAGTTATTGACTTCTGCTGGTTCTGGTTCTGCTCCTACATGGACAACAGTTTCTGCTGACACAGTAGGCTTTAAGAACCGCATCATCAATGGTGCGATGGTGATTGACCAGCGTAATGCTGGGGCTAGTGTTACTCCAACAAACGGTCTATACACTTTAGACAGATGGGCGGCTGATGTAAGTCAAGCATCTAAGTTCACAGTCATACAAAGTTCAACTGCACCTGCTGGATTTTCTAAATCGTTATTAGTTACATCATCATCTGCTTATACCGTAGGCACTAATGATTATTTTGCTTTACACCAGTTTGTAGAAGGATTTAATACCTCTGACTTTAATTTTGGAACAGCAAGTGCCACATCAATAACTTTGTCTTTCTGGGTTCGCAGTTCACTAACAGGAACTTTTGGTGTTGGATTAAGAGGCGCATCTGATACTCGCTCATACACAGCCACATACACCATCAATTCTGCAAATACATTTGAATATAAAACAATAATTATTGCTGGTGATACATCAGGAACTTGGCTAACAAATAATGGTGTCGGTATAGGGTTGTTTTTTAGTCTTGGTGTTGGTTCTGCTAACAGCACAACTGCTGGGTCATGGCAGGCTGTTAACGCTACTTCACCAACTGGTGCTGGTTCTGTTGTAGGTACTAATGGTGCTACATGGTATGTAACTGGCGTACAACTAGAAAAAGGCAGTACCGCAACGAGTTTTGATTACAGACCTTATGGTACTGAGTTTGCTCTTTGTCAGAGGTATTTTCAATCTCACTCTGAAGTTATTGTCGAAACTGGTTCAAATTTTCAAGGTTGGATGTATCCAGTTCAAATGAGAACAGCACCAACTATTGCGGGTGGCGGTGCAGGATTTACCATAAATGGAAACAATGCGGATTCATTTATGTCATATCAAACTAGTCGCGCATCTGTTGCAAAATTAACTTTTTCAAGTGAGTTATAAATGTATAAATTAATTAAAAATATATTAACTGACAATATCAATAGTGTTTTGCGTATTGCAGATAACGCTTGCATCCCATTTGACCCCGCTAACACAGACTACCAAGCCTATTTAAAGTGGGTGGCTGAAGGCAATACACCATTGCCAGCAGAGGAGTAAGCATGAAAGCATCAGAAATCATTAAAGCAGATGCGGTCAAACGCAAAATTGACCCAGATAAAGCCTTGCGTACTGTTAGCGCATTGGTTAGTGCTAAGTCTGCGGTTTTGATGCAAGAGAGTGATTCTGTATTGCTAGTTCGCAAGATTAACCCAACATCCGCAGAGATTCACTTGTTTACTGAAGATAACCCAAGAACATTGGCAAAGGCTGTTATTGGCTTTGTCAGGAGAGGCAAGGCTTTAGGTATTAAGACTGTATACGGCAAAGCAGATAACCAAGGGATTGTTGAGTTGATGAAACGAGTTGGCTTGAATGTACAAGCATCTGACTTGCAACAGTACAACTGGAAAGCACAGATATGAGAAATAGTCTTGCCCTATTAGGTATACCAGACCTCCCAATCTATGCGTTTCGCCATGTTGGAGACAGAAGAATTCAACCCCAAGGTGGTGGTGGTGGAATTATTGAGAGCGTTTCAAATGCTGTAAGCGATACAGTCAGTAGCGTTTCAGATGCTGTGGCTGGTATTGATAACACAGTAAATGAGGTAGTACCAGGCGGTTGGGCAACTGTTGCTTCTGTTGCAGTTCCTGTTGCCGCACCTTATATCCAAGCGGCTAATGTGCTTGACAGGGGTGGAAGTCTTGAAGATGCCGCCAAAGCCGCTGTCATTGGACAAGTTGCTGGTGAAGTTGGTGGTGGTGTAGGCGCAGAAACAGGTTCTAGTTTTGCTGGCAATGTTGCTGGTGGGACTACTGGTGGATTGTTAAGTGGCAAGTCACCAGAAGAAGCATTAAAAAGTGGTGTGATAAGTGGTGGAATAAGCCAAGTAACACCATCTGGTTTATTGACTTCTAGTGGAACAACACCAACACAAGATTATACGTATTTACCATCTGCAAATGTAACGCCTACAAGTACGGCGCAAGGAACAACGGGAGCGACAAACATGGCTGACTACAACGTAAATGATTTTGAGAACTATGGGATACCGACTCCTACTTATACGCCTTATGGTTCTGGAGGTGAGGGATTTGACATTCCAAATACCATAAATACCCCAATGACGCAAGCGGAAATAGATGCAACTATGCAAACGTATGGCGGCAATAGTTCTTTGGATGCGGCTACACAAGCCCTAATCAAACGAGCATTGGCGGCTGGTGGTACTGCGGCTCAAGGGGCAATGAACTTCCTAAGTCAAAAGGGCGTTGTTCAAGGTGGATTAGGAACTGCCGCTAACTTAATGCAATTGCAAGCGGATAGGCAAGCGGCACAGCAAGCACAAGCAAGAATAGGTCAAGCAACACAACAAGCGGTTGCTGGCTCACAGTTCAGACCCGTTGGTACAACTACTCGTTTTGGTACATCTAACTTCCAAGTTGACCCTGCTACTGGTCAATTGGTAAGTGCTGGCTATACAGCCGCACCTGAGATAACTTCTGCCCAAAATCGTTTATTAGGGCTTGGTGCTAGTTATTTAGCACAAACTCCTGAAGAGGTTGCTCAACAGTACATGACAAGGCAATATGACTTGCTTGATCCTAGTCGGCAAAGACAGTTGGCTGGCATTAGAAACGAAAACTTCCGAACAGGCCGTGGTGGTTTGTCCGTAGGTTCTACTGGTTTGCGTCCAAGTGGCGCACAAGGCTTGATGGGTGCTAATCCTGAGTTAGAGGCGTACTACAACGCCTTGGCACAACAAGATGCACAGTTGGCTGCACAGGCACAACAAGCGGGTCAGCAAAATGTATTGTTTGGCACAGGCTTGTTTGGTCAGGCTGGTACTTTGGAGAATATGGCACAACAACCATTTACTCTAAGTCAAAGTCTTGCTGAAAAATCTGCTTTGGGTGGTGCAAGATCGGGTCAACTTGGTATACAAGGTAATGTTTATGGTAATGCCATAGGCTTGTCTGCGGCTAATACTACCAATCCATTTGCTACTGTCTTAGGTGGACTGAGTAGCCCAACATCATTGTTAGCGCAAGGTATAGGGTCATACCTTGGTTCGTCTGCGCCATCAAATGTTGGTGGTACTGGTAGCACATTTAATACTGGCTACTATGACCCAATGCAACAACAGTTTTAAGGAGTAATCATGGCAACAGATATCGTAGGTGGATTATTTGGAATTACTCCTCAAGCGTATGAAACGCAGCAGTACGAGCGCGCGTTAAGAGAAGGTCAAGCATTTGGTACACCGCAAGGTCTTTACGCCTCTGCCGCACAACTGGGCCGTGGCATTGGTGGCGCTTTAGGCGCTGAAGACCCACAGTTAAAATTAATCAGCGCACGAAACGCAGTAATGCAAGAGGTAGACCCTACTAATCCTGATTCGCTCATGGCCGGCGCGCAAAGGTTATCGCAATTCGATCCTGTTGGTGCAAGCGCGCTAGCCAATGCGGCTAGAGAAGCGCAAGTTAAGTTATCTCAAGTCGTACGAAATACACGCGAAGCGCGCGGTTTAAGCGTTGGTCAAGATGTACTAAAGGCCGAAACGGAAGCAAGCTATTTAGCGGCTATTCGCCAATTACAAGGCATGGAACAAACGCCAGAAAATGCTGCCGCACTTCAAATTTATAAAGATAAGTTAGCGGCGTTAACCCGCACTAAAGAGGCAGCGCCTCTCGATATCCAGAAAGCGCAAGACTACCGCAAAGCGCTAATTAAAGAAGGCGCGCCTCCAGCACAGATAGCTGAAGTTGATCGCTACATCAAAGGATTAGAAGGCGGTAGAGGAACTGCGATTACTAACGTCTTGCCTGGTCAAAAGGAATTTGTTGATATCCCTAAATTTAGGGCAACTGTCCAAGGCACTGTTGATCCGCAATCTAAAACTGTATATGCGGCAGATCAGGCGTTGCAAAACATCAATGACTCAATATCTACTAACAACTTCTCCTCGTTTAGGGCAGCGCAAACGGGCTTTGCTAGAGCAATATCCGGAACTGGCGACCTAAGTCAAAAAGAATTGATAGCGGCTGGCGCCGATCCGTCATTGCTTGGCGGAACGGCCGACACGATATCTAAACTGTTTAGTGGCACGCCAACATTGGATACGCAAGAAAAAATGCGAAAGACCTTGCAAGCTATTCGTACTGTTGCGGCCAAGAAGGCCACTGATGAAATTGATCGTCAGGCTAAGATAGCAAGTAGACAACCTGGCTACACGCCTCAAATAATCAACGAAGCGTTAGACTTCCCTGAATTCAAAACGCCTGGTGCCGCGCCAACTGCCGGCGGCCCATTCACAGACGCGGAAAAAGAAAAGCGCTATCAAGAATATAAAAACTCACGGATAGGACAAAAGCCATGACCGAACAAGAAGAGTTTGAGTTTCGCCTTCGTTTCGAAAGTGAGCAGGCTACGGCAGCGCCTGCTGCACCTACACCTGCACCTTCACCATCTATGGGCGCCCTTATAGCTGAAGGCGCGCGTAAAGGTTTTGCAGGTACTGTAGGCGCGGTGTCTGGGCTGGCTAATGTCATAGATAGGGCCGGCATAAACCCATTCACTATGGGTATGCGCGCTGCAGGCACGCCTATACCTGCGCCCACTGGCGGTTTGGTAGAGACATTCCAACAAGGTCGTGAACCAGTTTATGGCGGCCTTATGCGGCTTATGGGGTCTACTGGTGTACAACCTCAGACTGGCCCTGAAAAGATGATATCCCAAGGCGCTGAAGCAGTTACTTCGCCTGAATCTTATGTATTTCCTGCGCTGTCTGTAATTAAACGTCTAGGCCCTGTTGCCCAAACATTACTGCGCCCAACTGAGCAAGCTATTGTTGGCGGCTCTGCGGAAGCTGGCGGTCAAGCCGGCGAATATGCAGGCGAAAAGGTAGGCGCGCCAGGTACTGGGCGATTTCTTGGTAGTCTGTTTGGCGGTATTGGCGGCGCCTATACCACTGGCGCTGCAATAAAAACTGGCGAATTAACTGGGAAAGGCATTAGTCTGGCAACAAGTCAGTGGAACAAAATCCGTGGCACTAACCCTGAAGATGAATTGCTCAAAGACGTTGACAACCGAATTAGCAACATCTTTATAGCTGCCGGTGCGGCCGACCCTAACTTTATGAAAGTGCTTACTGAGGCGGCCAAAGCGCAGGAAAGCGTCTATCTAAAGGCGCCAGGCGGCACGCCCGTGCAAATGCCACTTAGTTCGTTGTTGGCCGATAACCCAGTTATCAACAACTTCATCCAAAGCCTGTCGTCTAAAGACCCAGTATTCCGCGCTCAATACAGCGATCAGTTTGAAAAAGCCAAACAGGCCATGGTGGCCAACCAGATCAAATTGTTTGGTGATCCATCTAAAGTACAGGTGAGTATTAAGCCTACTGATTTGGCTGCCCCACAAGCGCGCCGTCTTCGCACAATTGATGAGCAAATTGCTGACGTATATAGCGACAAGTCTATGGACCCAACTATGTTGGGCAACCGAATTGATAACTTGTTGGCTAAAAAAGAAGACGCTGCCTATAAAGAAGTGCGGCCGCTTTACACTGAAGCGTTCAATATCGCCAAAGATAAGAATGTCGAATTGCCTTCTACGGCAGTCGATGACATCTTTAACTCTGTAGCTGGCGCACAAGCGTCTGATATCTTTAAGACGTTCCCGTCTATTTACAACCGCGTACGGGCAAAATTTAAACCAGAAACTGTTGAACCTAGCGCAATCCTAACGGCCGAGGGTAAACCCGCAATTGAAGGCGGCGTTAAGTTCTCTGCTGCCACAGTAGAAGACTTGGATTCTTTGAAACGCGAGATCAACAAGCAATTGCGTAAGACCTCGGACCCTGCTGATATTCGTTTATTGACCGAACTCAAAACACGCGTCAGTGGTCACATTGACAACCTCGACCCTGACTTTGTTACAGCATACCGAAATGCGGATAATTCTTATTTGCAAAAAGTAGGGCTGCCGTTTAATTCAGATACGCTAAACAACATCGACCGCAAGAAGTTTGTTGAACAGATTGCGCCTGCATTAATCGGCAACAAGTCCAACGTCAGCCAGTTTATTGACGCTACCGGTCAAGATGGCGTACGCGTAGCGCGCGATGCCTTTATGGATAGTTTCAGTCGCGCCGTATTAAAAGACGATGTAATTAACCCTAAACTTGCGGATAAATGGCTTAAAAAGAACCAAGGTGGCGTGTCTTTAATACCTGGTTTAGAGAATGAATTACGTGGGTCTGTAACTAACGTGCAAGTGTTATTGGCAGAACGTAAACGTTTAGATGACGCATTTAGAGAAGTAGCTGGCAACCAGATCATTAAAGGTGAAGGGTTTAACAACGCGCAAGATTTAGTCACCAAAATGTATGGTGATGTTAATTTCACCAACAAATTTATGTCTAAGTCTGGGTACGGCGAGAATAAGGACGCCGTCAATGCGGTCCGGTCATTTATGTTGGACGATATCGTTAAGTCTGGCGATCCAATTGGGTTGTTAAACGACCGCAGTAAATCAGCCGTTTTTAACCGCGTGTTTGGGCCTACCTACGCGCAGAAGGTCGCTGATTTTGCAACAGTGTCAAACCGCATAACCAAAGACTTAACTAACGTGCCGTTTAGGACTGAGACTGTCGCTAAGACGCCGGTAGAAATGCTAACCGGCATTCCACCTGAACAAATCATTTCAAGAATTTACAACCCTGTGTCGGGCGTAACCTACGCTATTACATCTTTGGCTAGTAAATTCTGGGCTAATCAAGCGTCTAAGATGACTGAGCAACGCATCAAAGAATTGCTGCTTAACCCTACGGATGCGGTTAAGGTATTTAACGCTGTGCAGCCAAAAATTAATCAGTTTGACCGCACTAAACTTGACGAGGCTATCGCCGTAGGTAAAAAATATGGCATTAATTGGGTAGCTGATGCGGCCAACGACGCTATGTCCGGCGCGGCCCGTGGTGCAGTGCAGGGCATACCCCAGCCGCAGGAGTAACCCATTGACCCTTTTTCTCTTCTCTTACTGGCACAAACTGCTTTCGGCGCTATCAAGCAGGGCTGCGACTTTCTACACCAAGGTCGTATTCAGCTTGAGTCTGCTAAAAAGACCATTGAAGGCGTGCAGTCAGACATTAAGGCAGTCAAAGGAATATTTGATTGGTTCATTGGCCTCTTTGTCTCTAAGCCAGAAAAAGTCGACGTTGCAAAGCCTGTGGCGCAAACGAAAGCCAAAGCCGCAGCCAAGCAGTCCTACGAAGTCCTTGAACTGGAACTCATTAAAAGCGTGGGTGACAACCTTGGGACGCTCTTTGACACGCAACAACAAATAAACAACTACTACTTAGAACTTGAAGAGGAATCAAAAACCAACTACAACCCAGATCAGAACACCAGCAAGAAGGCTATTGAGCGTGCTTTGATTGAGTTGCAGATGGAGAAGTTGATGGAGCAGACTAGAGAGGCGATGGTCTATGCACCGGCAGAGTTAAAGGACTTGTATAGCAGATTCTTGGTAATGCATGGCAAGATTGAGCGTGAACAGGAGTGGGCTAGGGCTGAAACGATTCGCAAAGCTAGGCAAGCAAGATGGCAAAAGGAGCGAGAAGAAATTCATAGAATCGAGATGGTAAGTAGCGCTATTGCTGTGACATTCATTTCTTTATTTTTTGGATGGGCGATGTGGGCAATACAAAACTTATCTGGTGGATTTTGATAGGAGTGGCGGTATGCATAACTGTTGGAGTTACATCAATGGCGTACGTGGAAACCCTATACATGCGAGCACAGTTAAAGCAAGAGATAAAAGAACTTCGTAAACTCAAACGTGAATTGAAGGAAAGTAAATGAATGAACTATTCGGTCTTCTCAAGGGTATCGCACCCACGTTGGCAACTGCTGTCGCTGGTCCTTTGGGTGGGGCTGCTATTTCCGCTTTGGCTTCTAAGTTTGGTGTTTCTGATTCCGTTGATGCTGTGGCTAAAGCTATCGCGGGTGATCCACAGGCGGCGCAAAAACTCCAAGAATTAGAGTTAGAGATGGCCAAGCTAGACATGGCTAATACTGCTGACGCGCGCAAAATGAATGCAGATATTCAAAATTCAGCAGTCGCGTCGTGGTTGGCAAAAAACATTGCCTATGTCATCGACGTCTCAATCATTGCTGGCGCTCTCACCATGACCTTTGTGGTTTTCATAGTCGGCGTCCCAGAACAGAACAAGAGCATGGCGTTTACAGCTTTAGGGTCGTTGTGGACGTTAACGGGTACTGTTGTAAACTTCCATCGTGGGTCTTCCGCAGGGAGTAAAGCCAAAACCGAAGAACTTATGAAAGGCGCAAAATGATTGAATTCTTAAAACAATTGATGATAGCCAGGGTCAACCGGCCACAACCTACTGTCGAAGAAGTCGAAGTCCAAGTATGGTCTTTTGTTGTTAAGTCGATCACTATCATGGTTCTAGGCATCGCTTTTGGCGTTTTGTATTTGATTGGATTTGAGAAGCAAGACCCAGAACTCGCGCCTATTGACTCTGTATTTTTGGAAATCTTAAAAGCCATTGCCTTTATGGGCGTGGGAACAATGGGCGGTATATCTGGACGTAAGGCGTCTACCGCAATAGCAAAAGCAATCGTAGGAGATCAAAATGAACCTAAGTGAACACTTTACTCTTGAAGAACTAACGCACACAGATCACAGAGACTTGGACAATACGCCAAACGAGGCAGAGTCTGCCAATTTGCGTAGGCTGGCCAGTTTTCTAGAGCAAGTCAAAACTGTACTTGGCGGCAAACCAATCATGGTCAACTCTGCGTTTCGATCTAAGGCGGTCAATGATGCTGTAGGCTCAAAAGATAGCAGCCAGCACCGCGTTGGTTGTGCAGCCGACATACGCGTGCCTGGCATGACGCCTGATGAGGTAGTGAAAGCTGTCATTGCGTCTGGTATTGGCTACGATCAAATCATTCGGGAATTTGACCGCTGGACGCATATCTCTGTGCCAAACCTATCCACATCGACGCCAAGGCAACAAGCCTTGATCATCGACAAACAAGGCACTAGAACTTACGCTTAGTCTTCGCTACTTAGCATGAAGATGGCGACGGCGACTGTGACTACCACTACGCCCCCCATGACAAGCAGCATGATTGTCCAAGCAATTGTTTCAAGCATCTTTGCGCTCCTGGTCGAGTTCACGTTTCATGTAAACAACAAACGCTTCTACCAACTTTAAAAAGTATGGCAGTAGCGCGCCTAATACAAATATTAAAACTTCATTCATTGTTTTTCCTTTTTAATGTAGCGTCGATGTGTCTAACCATTTCAAATATAGTTGAGCGCCCAGCCCCCGTTTGAAAATCTTCCCAGTCCCAGTAACGCTCAACCTCTTCATCCGTCAGCCCTACCCAAGGCTTCTCCAACTCAGCAACCCTGCCAGACAAGACACGCACTAACTCAGTTAGCACAGCGACCTCTGCCATTAGTTGTTCTTTGGTTGTGCCATACGCATCTTTGTACAAACCCAATCGTTCGTTCTCATCATGCAGTGCTTGCAGTACAGCTTCTTTGCGTTGTTTGCTTTCGCGCTCTATGCGGTTGAACTCCTCGTCTTCTGGTGTCATTTGATTAAACTCCTATAAGCGTTGATTGCATCTTTCAAATCATTCTGTAATTGCTCGATATAGTCCTGCTGCTGTTGCATCTTAATGTAAGACTCTTGAGCAAACTTGGCTAGATTCTCTTGGCTCCATGACTCAAATGTTGGCATTTTTACTCCTATCAAGTCTCTTTTGCTGTTCTTGTTTTATGTCCTCTGGCGGCACCACGACTTCTTGCGTAGTAAACCTATGCTCATTAGCGCATTCCCGTCTACGGGTGTAGCCAAAGGTTGGCGATTTCTTAGTCTGTTTCACAATAGACCAAGCGTTACAGATAGGACACTTCATGGGCGTCTGGCCTCCTGCAGTATCTCGATACGCTCTCTCGCAGCGCGCAAGGTTGTGTAGCGCTGGTGCAGCCGCTCCAAGACGGCCACACGTTTGCCAACTTCGCGTTCGTCGGTCAACATCTCCAACACCTTGACTTCATCCAAGGTCCTAAGTTCAGCGTTTAATTTTCGCCATGTAAGTGTCAATTTTTGTCTCCAGTTTAGTGATTGTGTTTAGGGTTTTTACTAATGTTCGATTGGCGGCGTTAGCGTCTTTCTGATGTATTTTTAAGATGGACCGCGCGGCTTTAAGCTGCGCTTTCCACAGGTTTAGTCTAGTCATTTCAATTCCTCCATGGCGATATCTGACAAGGCGCGTTTGTCGTGCAGCGCGGCCCAAATCTTCTCATCTACTGTTTTATTAGAAATCATTACGTAGCACCACACGTCATGCCGCTGGCCGCTACGATGCAGACGCCCGATGGTTTGTTCATACAGTTCGAGCGACCAGGGCAGGGACAAGAAGACGATTCGACTGCCGCCGTGCTGCAGGTTGAGTCCATGGCCGGCTGACTTGGGGTGGACCAAAAGAAGTTCGATGCTCCCAGCATTCCATCGTTCAATAGCGCGGTCGTCGTCAAGGGTGGCGGCTTTGGGGTATCTACGTTTAAGTTCGGCCAACTCTTCTTTGTACGTGTACGCCACCAAAGTATTGGCATGTTGGTTTTCCTCCAATAGTTCGTCAAGCCGCTCAAATTTAGACGTGTCAAACCATACGGGTTTATCCGCATATACAAAGCCCGACGCCATTTGTTGCAGCTTGGCCGTCACGACGCCGGCGTTAACTGCAATCGCGCGGTCGTTAGGAAACTGTGCGACAAACTCAGTCTTCATGTCGTCATAGGGTTTACGATTAGTTAGGTTACCGCGCACTTCAACTGTGTGCAGGGCCGGCAGTTTGTCTTTGTATTCGCCTGGCTCCAATACAAACGTCGCCGGCTTGATGCGTTCCATAACCAAAGCCAAGGCGCCAGGGCGCGGCTGCCAATCGTTGTACTCGCGGTTGATCAACGCAAAGTACTGCTGCATAAACGCGCCCTTGGCGCGGCCAAGCAGGTTTTGGTCGACGATCTTGCACTGGCCAAAGACGTCCTCTAAGCCGTTGCTAGTGAAACTGCCGGTAAGCCCCCAGCGGATCACCATGGGCTCGATCACTTTGTTGAGCGCCTTAAACCGCGCGCCTGATGGATTTTTTAGCCGCGTGAGTTCGTCAAACACAATGGCGTCAAAATCAAGTTCTTGTTCGGCCAGCCACTGCAGGTTGTCGTAGTTAGTCACAACAATGCGCGCGCTAGACGCCAGCGCTGCTAGACGCTCTTTCGGTGAGCCAACGGCCACAGCGATCTCTTGACGTGGCGCCCATTTAGGCTGCTCCACGGGCCACACGTCAGTGCAAACGCGTTTAGGCGCCAGCACTAGAAAACGTGTGACCTCGCCATTGGCGAGCATGTCTTGCATGGCCGCTAGGGTGATGGCAGTTTTGCCCGCCCCTACCGGCGCCAAGATCATGGCGCGGTCGCGCTCGTACAGAAAGTCAGCCGCCTCAATTTGATACGGCCTCAATGATCCAACCATCTATTTGCTCCTTGCTCCATAAACATGCGTACTTCTGATTCATTAGCGCCATGTCTGACGCGAATATTTTTTGCAGTTCTGACAAACGCCCATCAGGCGCCTTCAGTTCGATAAACCAAGTCTGGCCATTTGGCAAACAAACTACTCTATCGGCAACGCCTCTGTGCGCCGGACTAGTAAATTTGTACGCCCTACCGCCAAGGTCCTTGACGCGTTGCACTAAATATTTTTCGATTATTTTTTCTTTCATGTCAAAAAGTTTAACACACTATTATTTTTTGTGCTATAGTTCAATCTCAATCAACTAAAGGAGAGTTCAGTGCAACACAGTAATATCGTCGGCGGTTCAACCGCAAAGCGTGTGATCAACTGCCCAGGCTCAGTAGCCTTGGTGCAAAAGATGCCGCCCCAACCAAGTAACAAATACGCAGACGAAGGCACGCTGTTGCACAACGTCATTGCTGAAATCGTGATGAGCGATAGAACGCCTGAGAGTTTTCTTGGTACTAAATACGAAGACCAAGTTCTTACGCAAGAATTGATCGACAACAAACTCAAAGTCGCGCTGGCCGCGCTTGATGAGATCGATCCAAACAAAGAGATGCAAATTGAAGCTGAGACTCGCGTCGGCTTTGGTGATCTCTTGCCTGGCGTATTCGGTAGCACTGACCTTATCGGTCGGATCGGTGACCGCGCTGTCGTTCTAGATTGGAAGTTTGGCGACGGCGTCGCTGTGGAAGCAGAAGAGAATGCACAGCTAATGTTCTACGCCGCTGCGGCCATGCGTACTGAAGGATCAAAGTGGGCGTTCGATGGTGCTACTGAGATCGAATGCATCATCGTGCAGCCGCCGGCAATCAAGCGCTGGGTGACTACACCAAAACGCATTGCAGAGTTCGAGGCGCAATTGATGCGTGCGGTTAAAGAAGCAGAGCATCCTAACGCGATGATCCGCACAGGCGATCATTGCCGCTGGTGTACCGCCAAACCAATCTGCCCACAGATGACCGGCGCCGCCGACCGCGCGTTGCAAGTAGCGATCAAATCGTTAGACGCAAACATGATCGGCAGCTACTTGGCCAATGCTGATATATTAGAAGATTGGATCAAGGACCTGCGCGCCTTGGCCCATCAAATGTTGGATAGCGGCGCCCCTGTGCCAGGGTATAAACTGGTACAAAAGCGCGCTACACGTCAATGGGTGGACGATAAAAAAGCCGCCGACGCATTGACCGCAATGGGCCTAGAAGCCTATAAAGAACCAGAGGTCCTATCGCCTGCACAGGCTGAGAAGGAACTCAAAAAGCGCAAGTTGGCATTGCCTGACGATCTTGTCGTGGCAGTGTCTTCAGGCACAACGCTTGCCCCGGAGAGTGATCCCCGGTCAGCAGTGTTGCAAATCGGGAAGCAGTTAACTGCAGCCCTTTCTAAAATCAACTAAGGAAAATCAAATGAGTTTAGTAACCTTCTCTAAAGCAAACCTCCCCGCAGTCAGTTCGTTGGCAACGTCGTTGCGAACAATCCAATCCGAAGTAGGCGCAGCCGGCGTTGTCATCTTAAAGATGGACAAGACCGGTCACTGGGTATTCGGCGCGGATCAAACCGAAGTCGAAGACGACTCTCTGTGGGCCATCAATCCCTTTTCTTTTGTCCACGGCTTTATCGCTTGGGGTGACGGCGAAGTGTTAGGTGAAAAGATGGCCAGCGTAAGCCAGCCATTACCTGCATTGGAAGAGGCGCCGCCTCAAGCCAAGAAGGGTTGGGAGAATCAAGTCGGTATGTCTTTGAAATGCATATCTGGTGACGACAAAGGAATGGAAGCGCGCTACACCACTACTTCGGTAGGCGGTAAGCGCTCAGTGCAAACGCTCGCAGTGGCATTGGCTGATCAGGTCGACAAAGACCAGACCAAACCAGTGGCCGTCGTGCGTTTGAAGAAAGACCATTACGCGCATAAGTCCTACGGCAAAATCTACACGCCTGTGTTTGAGATTGTCGAATGGATTTCTATGGACGCAGATGCAACCGACGTAAAAGTCGAAGCAGAAGCGGAGCAACCTAAGCGTCGTCGTCGGTCTGCCTGATGACTCTCTGGGTTGACTTTGAAACCCGTAGCGCCTGCGACCTAAAAGCCGCAGGCGTTTACAACTACGCACAAGATATCAGCACCAAAGTGTTGTGCATGTCTTACGCTTTTGACAACGACGACGTGCAAACTTGGTTGCCAGACCAACCATTCCCCGCTGCCGTAGCCCAGTACACCGGTTTGATCTACGCCCACAACGCAGCGTTTGAGCGCCTGATCTTTTGGTATGTGCTACAAATGAATTTCAAGCTGGAGCAGTTCTACTGCACAGCAACGCAGGCCCGCGCCAATTGCGCGCCTGGATCACTAGAAGACGTTGGCCGCTTTGCTGGCGCGTCTATGAAGAAAGACCATCGCGGCGCGCAGTTGATTCGCTTGCTGTCTATCCCGCAGGCCAATGGATCATTCAGGCAAGACGCTACGCTTATGGCTGAGATGATCGCCTACTGTGAGCAAGACGTGCGCGCCATGCGTGCTATCAGTTTAGGTATGCGCCCGTTGAGTAAAGATGAGTTAGCCGACTACCACGTCAACGAACGTATCAACGATCGCGGCGTCATGGTAGACGTGCCACTGTGTCAAGCTGCGGTTAAATTTGCCAGCGATGAAATGATCGAGATCGAGCAAATCGTCGACGAAGTAACCGAAGGCGCAATCACTAGCGTGCGCTCACCTAAGATGCGCCAATGGGTGATTGATCGTGTAGGCCCGCAGGCGTTAAAGCTGATGGAGTCTCACAAAGACGGCGAGAAGAAATATTCGATTGACAAAACAGTGCGGGCTAATTTGCTCGCCATGGAGAATCCAGATGAGATACCGCCCGCTGTTGCCGAGGTTATACAGTGCGCCGATGACCTATGGGCGTCGTCGGTTGCTAAGTTCAGCCGCCTTGCAGACCTTGCAGACGTCGAAGATCAAAGAGTTAGAGGCGCGTTTGTCTTCTCTGGAGGATCAGCGACAGGCCGCGCTAGTTCATACGGCGCCCAGGTCCACAACTTCACCCGTAAGTGCGCTGCCGAGCCCGACGCAGTCCGTAATGCTATGGTCAGAGGCCACACAATCGTCCCCAAGTACGGCGAACGAGTTACCGACGTACTTAAAGGAATGCTTAGACCAGCGCTCATCCCTGCAGCAGGCAAGCAATTGGTTGTGGCCGACTGGTCAGCAATCGAAGCAAGGGTAAACCCGTGGCTGTCTAATTGCTTTGCCGGCGAACGCAAACTAGAAATCTTTGCCAAGGGCGAGGACGTTTACAAGGTCAATGCGGCCGCGACGTTTGGTGTGGCAGTCGATGCGGTAGACGATCGTCAACGTCAAATCGGCAAGGTGCAAGAGTTGGCTTGCGGCTTTGCCGGTGGCATTGGCGCCTTCGCGGCCATGGGCCGTGTCTATGGCGTGCATCTACCTGAGTCCGACGCCAAGCGCATGGTGGATGCATGGCGCAGGGCCAATGCTTGGTCGGTGCCTTACTGGCAAAAGCTAGAGGAATCCTACACGCGTGCCATGCGAAACAAAGGCCATGAGTTCCCCGTCGGCCGTGTAACGTACATGTTCGATGGCCAGCACCTTTGGTACATGTTGCCTTCTGGCCGTGTGCTTTGCTACCCGTACGCAAGACTAGAACAAGACGGGATAAGCTATGCCAAGGCGGCATGGAAACCTGCAGCAGATGCAAAAGAATGGCCGCGTGCAAGACTTTGGAAAGGGTTAGCGTGCGAGAATATCACCCAGGCCGTAGCCAATGATTTGTTGCGTCACGCCCTGCGCCAATTGGATGATGTAGTGCTACATGTCCACGACGAAATCGTGCTAGAAAGCGCTGATCCAGTGGAAGCCGCCGCGAGGCTAGAGAAGGTAATGTGTACGCCGCCTGCCTGGGCCAAGGGTTTGCCCCTTGCTGCCGGTGTGTCGGTTATGACAAGATATGGAAAGTAAAAAGCCGCCTTGCCGGGCGGCTTTTCTGTCAACAAGGAGATGACGTGGAGTTTTTAGATTATATCTGCAACCTAGCCCCAGAGGGCGAAACACCTTTAATAGTACGACAAAAACCACAGTTGAGAAACGGCGAAGTGCAGCTACACGCTGACGGCGCCATTGTCGCAACGTGGCCGTCGTATCTGCCGACCAAGCAAAAACCCAAAGAAGGCCAAGCGTGGTATGTGAACACCGGCAGCTTTATCGTTGACCGATTCAAAGACGGCAAAGTCAGCGCGTCCAAGGACAATATTGAGTTTGTGCTTTGCCTGATGTTGGACGACATTGGAACGAAGTCCAAGGAGCCGCCATTAGCGCCAACGTGGAAGATCGAATCGTCGCCTGGTAATTTTCAGTGGGGCTACGCATTCAGTGAGCAACCATCCAAGGCCGCGTTTGTTGCTGCGGTCGACGCAATCGCAGAGGCCGGCTACACCGACCCAGGCGCGCGTAATCCGGTCCGTAACTTTCGACTGCCCGGCTCTGTAAACCTGAAACCTACGGCAGGCGGCTTTGTTAGCCGGTTAGCTGAATTCAATCCAGAGCGCGAGTACACCCTGCAAGATATCTGCGACGCTCTAGGTGTTATCCCTAAACCGGAGCAAGGCGACACTTTACGCCCGATTAAGATGGCCGACGATGGCAACGACGATGTTTTACGTTGGCTATCGGATAACAGTTTGCTATTGTCAAAACCTAATGGGCTAGGTTGGGCCGGCGTCATTTGTCCTAACAGCGCGCAACACAGCGACGGCAACCCAGAAGGTCGCTACATGCCGGCAACCCGTGCATATTGCTGCTACCACGGCCACTGCCAAGAGTTAAATTCCCACACGTTCTTAGAATGGGTGGCCGACAACGGCGGCCCTAAACATACGCCAGGGCTGCGCGAGGAACTCTTAACCCAAGCTATGGATCAGGCGTTATCTAAACTCACGCCAACCGACATGTTCAAAGACGACGCTGCCGCGATCGTGGCTGAAACTGAACGCAAGGAACTAGGCCGGGTAGAAAAATCTGAATGGTGGGACCGGTTTGCCTACATCCAAGAAGACGACGCCTATTTTGATATGCAAGACCGGCGCGAACTCGCGCGTGGCACCTTCAACGCATTGTTTAGGCACATCGGCTGCAAGTCGGTCCACAACGGCCGCAAGATAGAGGCGTCTTACTCCTTTGACGAAAACCGGCAAACCAAAGGCGCCAAGGCGCTAGTTGGCATCACTTACGCCGCAGGGTCATCGGTGTTAGTCGTGCGCGACGGGCAAACCTACGGCAACCGCTGGCGCGACGCTAGACCTAAACCCGTGCCAGGCGACGTCACGCCATGGCTGCGGCACGTCGAGCGCATGGTCCCTGAAGCATTCGAGCGTGAGCACTTACTTAACGCGCTCGCGCATAAGGTCCAATTCCCAACGCACAAAATAAACCACGCGATCTTAATGGGTGGCAACCATGGCTCCGGCAAGGACACATTATTCGCGCCGTTCTTTTGGGCAATCGGAGGCGAGGCCAAGCATAATTGCGCGCTAGTCAAAAACGAAGACCTAAACTCGCAGTGGGGTTACGCGTTAGAGTGCGAAGTTATGGAAATAGCCGAGTTACGCCAAGCTGAAGCCAAGGACCGGCGCGCGTTAGAAAATACCCTAAAGCCAATCATCGCCGCGCCGCCTGAATTGCTGACAATCAACCGCAAGGGCCTTCACCCTTACTACGCCCTTAACCGGGTTTTTGTTATCGCGTTCTCAAACGAACGCGTGGCAATCTCACTGCCAAGCGAAGATCGCCGGTGGTTTGTATTGTGGGCGGAGGCGTCAAAGCTAAACGAAGCGCAGGCAACGGCTTTGTGGAACTGGTACCAAAGGCGCGGCGGCTTTGCTGCAGTGGCTGAGTACTTACACAAACGCGACGTAAGCGCTTGGAATCCATCGGCGCCGCCGCCAATGACTGAAGCCAAGGCCATAATGATCGAGCACGGCATGAGCACATCAGAGGCTTTTTTAGTCGATCTTATTCGCAGGCGCTCCGGTGAATTCTCGCGCGGTGTAGTCGGCGCGCCCTTTCATGGCCTATGCGACCGGCTGCAAGGCCAGGCGCCAACCGGTGCCAAGATAGTGCAAGGCGCGTTATTGCACGCGTTAAAAGAGGCCGGCTGGAGTGACATGGGCCGCATTAAGTCGCGCGAGTATGACAACCGAAAGCATGTATTTTGCGCGCCCGACATGGCCGGCATGTCGAAGTCGGACCTTCGCCGCATGGTCGAGACAACATAAAAAAAGGCCCCTTTCGGGGCCTCTTACTTTTTACGCCTGCCTAGAATAATCTGCAGGGCCAAAGCTGCTAAGGCGTACCACATGTCTGCCCCCATGCGTTGACTAGCGCGTGGGCGTCATATTCCGGCGGTTTTTCGGCCACAGTAAACAAGCCAGCGCCGCGCCGTATCCGGCCCCAGGCGTCGCGCCGGTTTTGGTTTACAAGCTGGCCGCGCTTAACTGCAGCATATACCTGGTCGCGCGTATAACCCTCAGTTTCGCATTCGTGCATGGTGCGCGGTATCGCACAGTAGTCGGTCAACGTCATAAGCCGGCCCCCTTCATTGCTGCGGCTTTGCACTGCTCCACCTGGTCATCGGTTAAACCCTGCGCGAATTCTTCGGCCATGTCCGCGCACTGCTGCGCGGCTTTCGCGTTTGGCGCGGTTAGTCCCAGCACCAAGGCGCGGATCACTAACTCAGTCGGCGAGGGTTTAGGCGCCGGCTGCAGGTCCTCAGCTTCAACGACGGCCTGCGCGTCGCTGCGCGTTAGCCCCTCATCTTCAAGCGCTTGCACGCGGGTTTCATAACTAAGCGCAGGCGGCGGCGCGAATGGTTTAAGCGCATCCTGCAAAATTTTAGGTATGTTATTCATTGTCGGCCACCTCGCAATAACTGTCTTCACCGACCGGCGCCAGGCACGGCAGCTCGCGCAGCTGGTCCCAAGCTACCGGCAGCAAGTGTTTTACATGGTTTAGGCTTTCGTATTTGGCCACATAGTCGGCCGTGCTCATGTCGTCAAAGTAAACCGGGTAAAACCGGCGCTCCGGTCCCTTAGACTTAACGCGCTTATGTTTACCGGTGCATTTTGCGTGGTGCGCGAATATATCTTCGCGTTTGGTCGTATATCGTGTTTTCCCTATTGTTATCGTTTGCATGGTTAGATTCTCCAAATAAATAAATCAAGCGCTAGCACGGCCAGCGCGGCCAGATAAATAAAAATTGTGATGTGTCTCATAAATTCCCCAAAAAATAATTATCAAAATCAAATACGGCCACATAGAAGCCGCGCGGGCCGGCTTGTACCTCATAGCGCCAGGCGTCGGCATCCTGCGCGGCCAAGCTATCGGCCAGCGCCTGCGCGGCGGCTTTCGTTTTAAAGTAGGTCATGGCGCCTGCTCCCTGGCCAGCGCTTCGCGCGCCCGGTCGAGTGCATATGCTAGGCCGTCAATGCGGGCCGTGTCGGGCAGGTCTGGCGCCGCCTGGTCGGCGTAGAAAATAAGCGCTTCTAGCGCTTCGCGTAGAGTTTCGGGTTTATCGATCATATCGTGCAACACCCACAACACGGCGCGTCGATACAACGGCCGCGCGCGTTACGGGTGAACGTGCGATATCGGCCTTGGTCGTTTAGCGTTATTGTGTTTATTTCCTGCGCGTCATCTTCGCAGGTTATATACGCGGTCCGCGTGGCAGTGTCATAAGCTATTTCGTCGCCTGGCCGTATCGGCGCGCCGGTCCGGCTGCAGCGGCCGGCGTATTTGGCTCTCATAATTTTAATCATGTTTTTACTTTCCTTTAGGTTATAGCGTGCGATAGTGCGCGCCCATATGCGGCCGTCGCTGGCCGCATAGAGTCGAGCGCTTACGCGGCCAGCTTGATATCTATAACGCGCTTTCGCGTGCCGTGGGCAGGGAATCCGACAATGGCCGCGCGTTGACGTTGACATAATTGGCAGGTCGCGCACGTCACGTCGTCGCGTTGTGTGGCCGGGCAGATAACGACGGCACGGCCGGCCGGCGTCGTTGTGTTCTGCGTGGTAGTCGACGGCAGCACCACCACCACCGGACCGGCCGCATAGTCGGCCAGCCGGTCGGCGTCGTGTAGGTCATTGGCCGATAAGTTAACTGTAAAACCCCAAGCATTCGCGTGGCGTATCCAATTAATGCTTGCGGCGTCGCGGTGGTGTGAGTAAGTAAAGCCGCGCCGGCCGGTATTGGCCGCGACTAGCTGGCCTAATTTGGCAGCGTCGATTGTCGCGCCGGCTTTCGGTAAGTCGCCTGCCTGGTTGTGGCGCCACAATTGGCCAGCCGGCAGCTGCGCGACCTGGTCGGTGAACGTCGACCAGTCGGTGCCGCGCGTGCCGGCGCCGACGGCGCGCCAGTGTAGCGCGAGCGGCCCGCTGGCCGCGTAGCATTCTTTTTTTAGCTTGCAATCATCCGGGCAGCTATCGGGCTCAGTAGTTGATACCGGTATTGGACCGGTTTTAGCGTTAGCGCTTTTTAGTGTCATGTGTACTTGCATGTTTACTTTCGTGTAGTTGAGTTGATTTTGTGGCCAGGCTGCGCGCTTGGCCGGTGATGTTTAGGCGCTGCGTTTTGCTTTGTGATATGCGTGGTAGGCTTTTAGTCCCTGGTGATCGATTAAAAATTCAGCATGCCGGCGCACGCCGTGTTCTACGGCCAGCGCTTCGATCGCGTTTTTAGTATCCTGGCCGCGTGCTGCGCGGTGGATCGCGCTCAGTGCGCGCGCTAGATAATCCGGACCTAGTCCGGCTGCAAAATATTGAATTGTTTTTGTAATCTCGTGTTTTTCTGCTTTTGTCATAGTCGTTTACTTTCGTTTAGGTTAGTTAGTGGTTTGTCCGGCGCCCGGTGTTATTATTGTAAGATAATTCCTTACGTTGTCAAGCATTATTTTGCTAGGTGTTTTCCCTAGTAGTTTGTGGGTCACGTGTGGCCGCGTGTGGGTCATGTTTTTTCGACGTTGTGACCCACCGACGCGCCAATGAATACGCGGGTTTCAGCCTTTTGTGGGTCATGTGGACTATTATTTTATTTTATCCATGAAATATATATATATATATATATAGTAGTACTAGAGTATACGTCGACGTAAATAAGCCGTGAGGGGCCAGCGATTTAAATCGCGTGGCCACATGACCCACATGACCCACAAATGTAGAATGTGGCCATGGCCCGACCTTGTAAGCCCGACACGAAAGAACTACGCCGATCGCTGACGACCGCGCAGCGCGCGATCATTCGCGCCGCCGGTGGTGGTGATCTTTCGCGAGGGTTTAACGAATTGATCGTCATATATCACCACCTGCACACAATGGGCTATCGGCCAGGCATGCGGCCCGAAAATATCAAGATAGTGCAAAATTATGAGCTTTAAGGACCCTATAGCTTTTTTCTATCATGCATTTGGCCTCCGGCTGGCCGCTGCCGGCCCGATTGCTGGCCAGTGCATGGCGCGGTAGCTGGTAGCTGCCGGCGCCTGCCTGCCGGCCGCCTGGCCGGTTTCCTGCCGGTCCGAATTCGCTGGCCACATGGCCCACATGGCCCACATGGCGCGCCCGGCCGCTGGCCGCCTGCCGCTGGCCGTGCGGCGCCTGGCCGCCTGCCGTGCGGAATAGTTGACACGGGGGGAGGGGTATTGGCTATGATGAAACTTTTGCAGGAGCCACCTACCCACATAAAAAAGAAAATGGGGTTATAGTACGCAGCTATGAGTTATAGGCCACCAAAAGTACTGCCAAAGACTGACTATCAAAAAGTTAAAGAACTTAAAGAGTTGATGTTGAAGTCTGGCGGCAAGCAGGTAGCGCAAAAAGTCATCGACATTGCGCTAAATGATGAGCATCCCGGACAGATGGCAGCGCTAAAGATGTGTATGGACCGGACGCTGCCGATCAGTATGTTTGAGAAAGACAAAGCGCAACGCGGCGCAGTGACGATTAATATCACTGGAATTGGTGCTACCACCATGGTAGAAGATATAACGGACATCGAACCAAAAGATGAGTGAACTTAACTTTAGCCTACTGCCCTGGCAGCAAGAGGTGTTCAAGGACGAGACGCGGTTCAAAGTTATAGCTGCCGGCAGGCGGTGTGGTAAGTCCAGATTGGCGGCAACTACTTTGCTAATAGAGGCGTTGCGTTGTCCGGTTGGCAGCGCGGTATTGTACGTCGCCCCGACGAATGGCCAGGCGCGGCAGATTATTTGGGACGTCTTGATGGAACTTGGGCGGGAGGTGATCCAGTCCAGTCATATTAATAATCAGAACATTATGACGATCAACGGCGCCAGTATTTATGTCAGAGGCGCAGACCGGCCGGACACGTTACGTGGTGTTAGCTTGACCTACGCCGTACTGGATGAGGTGGCCGACATTAAGCCCGAAGCGTGGGAGCAGGTCATAAGAGCCTCACTTTCTGACAAAAAAGGCAAAGCCATGTTTATTGGTACGCCGAAAGGGCGAAATTGGTTCTACGACTTGTACAAGCTAGGGCAAGAGGAGTCAGACCAAGATTGGAAGTCTTGGCACTTCACCACTAAAGACAACCCCTTGATCGACCCGACTGAGATTGAGTCAGCCAAGAAAACCTTGTCTACCTTTGCTTTCAAGCAAGAATACATGGCTAGTTTCACCAATGCTGGTAGCAACGTGTTCAAGGAAGAATGGATTAAGTACGGGGAAGAACCTCAATATGGCAGTTACTACTTAGCCATTGACTTGGCGGGATTTGAGGAAGTTGCCAAACAAGCGGCTAATTCCAAGAAGAGGCTAGACCAGACGGCTATTGCTGTGGTGAAAGTTACAGATGATGGCAAATGGTTTGTCAAAGAGATTGTCTATGGGCGTTGGGACATCCGTGAGACTGCGGCAACCATCCTAATGAAGATGAGAGATTACCGACCTTTGGCTGTTGGAATTGAGCGAGGTGCGTTAAAAAATGCAGTTTTGCCTTACCTTTCTGACCTAATGCGTAAAAATAATGTATATTCGCATATAGTTGACTTAACGCATGGCAACAGGAAAAAGGCTGACAGAATTATCTGGAGCCTCCAAGGTCGATTTGAGCATGGGCGTATTGTGCTGAACTCTGAGGAGGATTGGGATGAATTTAAAGATCAACTTCTTTTATTTCCCGCCATTGGTGTGCATGATGACTTGCCAGATGCTTTGTCATATATTGACCAGTTAGCCGTGACTTCTTACTTTGAGGATGTTGAAGAAGATGAGTGGGAGCCAGTTGACATAATTAGTGGGGTTTAAATGGCAACAGACAAAGAAGTGAAGATTGAAAACGAAGGTGGTTACGATGAGCCTACACAGGCTGACAAAGACTTAACTGCCTTTGTTGTTGACCATTGTGATCGTTGGCGTGACTATCGAGATACCAACTTCCTTCCCTATTGGCTAGAGTACGAGCGTATCTTCCGTGGCGAATGGGCAGTAGAAGACAAAACCCGTGAATCTGAGCGTAGCCGTATTGTTACCCCCGCCACCCAACAAGCAGTAGAGACTCGCCATGCTGAGATCATGGAAGCAATCTTTGGTCAGGGCGACTTCTTTGACATTGAAGACAATATTCAAGATGTCAATGGCAACCCCATAGATGTGGAGATGATTAAGCGTCAACTCACAGAAGACTTCAAGAAAGACAAAATCCGCAAAGCCATTGACCAGATTGAATTGATGGCTGAAATCTACGGCACAGGCATAGGCGAAGTTGTCGTAATGACTGAGACAGAGTATGTTCCTTCCACTCAGCCAATCCCTAATCAGATGGGGCAAGCGGCTATTGGAGTGTTGGAGAGAGAAAGAATTTCTGTCAAGATTTCTCCTGTAAACCCAAAGAACTTCTTGTTCGATCCCAATGGTGTTTCTGTTAGCGACTGTATGGGTGTGGCGATTGAGAAATATGTCTCTATCCACAAGGTTGTTCAAGGCATTGAGGCTGGTATCTACCGCAAGGTAAACATTACCACTACTGGTGACGATTCTGACCTAGAACCTACCCAAGAGGTAAGCCAGTATCAGGACGAGAAGGTTCTACTCCTGACCTACTACGGCTTAGTTCCACGGGAATACCTAGAAAATCTTGAGGAAAACAAGGAGATTGTTGACCTTTTCCCAGATAACTCTGAGGCAGATGAGTATTCTGACTTGGTAGAAGCCATTGTGGTGATAGCGAACGATGGGCAACTGCTAAAGGCTGAAGCGAATCCTTATATGATGAAGGACAGGCCCGTCTTGACCTATCAGGATGACACAGTACCAAACAGATTGCTAGGCAGAGGCACAGTAGAAAAAGCGTTCAATATGCAAAAGGCTATTGACGCACAGACTCGTAGCCACCTTGATTCCTTGGCACTTACCACTAGCCCCATGATTGCAATGGACGCTACTCGTTTGCCAAGAGGAATGAAGTTTGAGGTAAAGCCTGGCAAGGCAATCCTTACCAATGGCGCACCTTCAGAGATTCTCTATCCCTTCAAGTTTGGTCAAACTGACCCCAACAACTTGGCTACGGCTAAAGACTTTGAGCGTATGTTGTTACAAGCAACGGGAACATTGGATTCTCAGGGCATGATTAGCAATGTGGCTAGAGATGGTGGTCAAGGCGGTATGTCTATGGCTGTCGCTTCTATCATCAAGAAATACAAACGCACTTTGGTGAACTTCCAAGAAGATTTCTTGATCCCGTT